TCTTGCAACACTCTTGCCGCTGCAGTCGTACTTTCAATTGATGGCATAACAGCAGGCGCAACAGCCCTTGCTGCTGGTGCGACCTTGCCAGTAAATCCTTCAGCAACTCCTCTTGCCAATCCAACCAGCCCACCACCAGTAGGCGTGAGAATAGATGCCGCTGTTGTGGTTATTGGATACTTCTCAACATCGCGCTGTAATACTTCGCTGATGCGAGCCATACGCTCTGGACCTAGCAATGCTTTACCAGCAGCCTCTTGACCCTTTTGGCCTGCTATGAATCCACCGATACCAGCAATCGCGCCAGTAGCAAGCTTTGGGAGTATGCCTCCAGGTGTAAGTGCGGCAACGGTTTCGGCAGCAACAGCACCAGTAGTTGCGGGGATTACTTGGCTTGCTACCGTGCGTGCAATCGCACCAAGCCTGCTGGGTTCTTCTGGTTCAAGCTCAAATGAGTCAACATTGCCATCCTTGTCGGCCTCAAAGCGCACTACCTTTCCGTCCTTGTTTCTGCCAATGGCAAAGCCAACGCCAGTGTTTTTATCCGTTCCAGACGATACGGTTTCAATGCCAAGCCTCTGCGCTTCCTTTACGGCTGGTATTGCTGGTGTCTCAATAATGCCTTCAGCCAACGCCTGCGCTGTTGGCTTGTATCCTTCGGCTATCGTGCCATCTGGCCTGCGGATCGTACCCATAGCATCCACAGCCCTGCCAGCCTCAATGGATGCTTGCTGTGGCGTTGCGCCAGCTTGTAGTTGACGCTGTGTTTCTTGCTGTAGTACAGCCTCACGCTCTGGAGAGATAACATCCTCTGGCGCACCACCAGATGCCAAATAATCAGCCTTGATTAAATTGCCAGCATCTTCTTGGGAAAGTGGAGCAAACTCTAAATCTTGTTCCTGCTCTGGAACGAACTCAAGCTCTGGCTCTATAGCCATTGCTTACTGCCTCGCTTGCAGTCTACCTGGTTTTCCGTTGATATAAATAAGTTGCCCAGGCTTTACGCCTGCTGCCTTTGCTTCTTGGAGGCTCTTAAAGTTCCTTGGTGCTTCTTGCTGTGCTGGTGCTTGCGCTGGTGCTGGAGTCTCTGGGGCAACTTGCGGTACTGCTTGTGGTGCTGCTTGCGGCGTGGCTTGTAACGGCATTGCTTCAGATTGATAATCTGGAACATTCGTTTCCATCTGACCCGCTTGTCTGTTAAAGCCAAGTTCCGCCATTTTTCCTTGAAGCACCCCACGCTCTGCCTCAAGTTCCTTCATTACATCGGATCTTTTCTTCATTCCTACAAGTCCAAGACCAAGCTCCATTGCGCCAGTGCGTGTATCTCCTTTTGCAATCTCAAGCTCTTGCTTCAATTTTTCTTGCGAGAGTTTTGTCAATCTTGTATTGATTGCCTCTCTCTGGGCGTTGATGTCTTCGTTTTCCAAAGATTGTTCATTCGTAATTGTGCTTCCAATCCCAGCAAGGTAAGGAGCAAACGCTGGGTCTTGGCTTAACGCTGGAAGGTCTTTAAGCTTTCCCTTGACCTTCAATCCACCCTTCTCGAAGCTGAAGTCAACATCTGGCTGTTCCTTCAGTGCCATTGCACGCTCTTCTAAAGCCTGTTTTCTTTGTGCTTCGGCAGCAGCCTGCTTGTCAATATCGCCTTGGCGAAACATATTCATCAATTCTGGTACATCAATTACTGCCATAAATCTCCTTATATCTTAATCAAGTTTCCAAGGCCAGTAGCAATCTGACCGAATTGTTCAGCACCACTTGGCTGTCTAGAAATTGCACCAACCTGCGCGCCGTAGGTGCTTCCAAGATAATTAGCCTGCGATCCGTACAAGCTTGTAAACGCATTTTGTAATGCAACAGGAATCTCTGGATTGGTTGTCTGATAGAAGTTAGCAGCCGTTGACGGCTGTTGGTTAAACCCACCAGGCAGTGCTTGATTGGCTTGGATGTAGCTCTGCATCGCACCCTGCTGTTGGGCTGTCCGCTGGCCTGCAAGATTGTATATGGAAGGTCCGCCACCAATGAAGTTAGCGGCTGCTCCAAGCCTATTCTGACGCAATGCGTCACGGAATGCTATGTCGGCCTTGAGCGCATCACCAGTTGCCAAGCCAGACCCAAGGAAGCTCTGCGCCGCACCATAGCGTGCCAGCTTGCGTTGTTCGCCAGCAGCACCGATCTGAGCAGCTTCTTGTACTGCTGGTCCAATTCCAAAGATGTTGCCACGCGCTGTCTGTGCGGCTCTTGCTGCCTGCTCGTATCCACGCCGTTCTTCCGCACCAATGGTCGAACCAAGGCGAAGCTGATTAAGAGCCTCGTCCTCGATGGTTTTGCGGATTTGCTCAGTCTCTGGCGTGGTCGTTGCACCAATTGGCTCAGTAGCCATCTGGCGATACTGCTGACCCAAGCCAACCGCAGTGCGATAGGAGTCTGGATCAATTTGGAAAAGCTGTTGTGAAGCACGCTCTTCGGGTAGCTGAACAAACGACCTAAATGCAGTAATCTCCTTTAGCCCTTCTGGACTATCCATCGTGATAGGCGTGAAATTCTTCTGCATATCCTGCGCGCCAGTAACTGCGCTGGTTACGCTCTTTAAGTCATCGTTGAGTTGCTTGACGAATACTTCCGAAGAAGTGCGCCTAGCATCGCCAGCGGGGAGTTCGGCAAGAAGCTTGTTGGCCGTAGCGAGCCGTTCATTGATTCCAGCAATCTGAGCATTTCCACGCTGAATAACATCGTTTAGTTTAGATGATCTTGAATTGTTGTAATCGTCAACGATCTGCTGATCGGATACTTGGAAGTTGAGCATTGATCCAAGGTCGGATGATCCGTAATTGCGTGCAGCGGAAAGCTGTGACAAGGCTTGGTTAAATCCAGGCCCAGCAGGACCAGCCGCACCGCCTGCCGTGTATCCAGACTCGCCACCAGTTAGAGTGCGGATTTGTTCTGCTAGAGAGTTATAGGTTTTCTCTTTTGCTGCATTGCCAAAAAGTTCGTCTTCAAGTTTCTTTATTCTTCCTTCTTCAACATCGGCAGCTTTCTTCTTTGCATCAGCAACAGCTCTATTAAAATCCCATCTTGGCTGACCCCAAGACTCATATCCATAATCGTCTGGATTAAGACCCATAGAGCTTATTAGTCCCTTAGTTTGATTTTGCGCTATTTTGTCCTGTCCATTATTCCCAAAAAGCCAACTTCCAGGGCGTTCTGGAAGCCCAGATGACTCGCCTCTATACCAGCGTACTCTTGCTGTTTGTTCTGGGTATCTGTCTTGCCAACTAAGCGCAGCATCAATGGCATTCCTAATCTGATTTGCTGTCATCTCTGCCATATTAAGCCTTTAACTCTGGGTTGCTGATATTCGTTCCAACAGTGCCGTAGAAATCAAACGGCCCTGGCTGGCGGTTCATTGCCACATTCTGCTCAACTGAGGCATAAGGCGATGTGCCATAAAGACGCTCAAACTGGCGAGTCATCTGATCGCCTAATCCACGATTCAAAGCATACGCCTGTGGGCTTTGTTCATACGCCCTACGTAACCCTTCCAGTGTTCTCTGAGGTCCGTATTGACGCTCAAGTTGTAATCCAGCTTGTATACCTGCTTGCTGGTCAAGAGCAGATAACTGGCGTTCCAAAGAACGCTGTTGAGGCATATATTGAATGCGAAGTTTGTTTTCCAAAGCAGCCATCTCTGGTGCTTTTTCAATGTAAGTCTCAACATTCTTCTTATACGCATCTGCATTGGCCTGCGCTACCGCCGCTGGATCGGGCGGCGGAGGAGGTGCAGGAATTGAAGGTCCTCCACCCATATTAAACTCTAGCCTTTCGCATAAAACTCATATAGTCATAACTCCTTGGTTTACCAGAACGATTGAATGTGATCCGCTTGCGAGGACCAAAACGCTCCCAAAGGAGCAACAGCAAGCATCTCAAGGATTTAGCACCTTTTGAGGAGATAGTCAAATCAACAAACACATTCTCACCGTCTTCGCTATGCACATAATGCTTAGGCTCTTGCCCATCCTTGATGCACCTAGCCAAAGCCACGCCTGCAATACCATCCTTATCCTCGACAATGCCAACCATCCCTTGCTTCTCAAACCAACCAAACCACTCAGCCAGGTTAGGCCACATAGCCTCTGGAACACCGCTTTGCTCAATATACTCAACAGCCGTCATATTGTTTGCTGGATCTGGATTGTGTCTGGATTGGCTGCAGCCGTGATCTGGCGGATCGCCATCTTGTTTGCTGGCGTGGAAATCTTAATGTTAATCAACCGCCACTTTTCGTATGCCCTAAGATCGCCTGCAAGCTTTTTCTTAACTGATGTCGGAAGGACGGCTGGAAGCACGAATGGGAGTGTTAGAACCGAACTTGCAATATTGATGTTGGATGCAACGTCAATATCACCAACGTCAATGTCTCGCTGGATTGCTACAGTGGCATCATTGGAATAAGAATTGTCAAAGATAACCTCAAAATGACTTCCATACTTTAGAGAGAAAGGATCTCCAAAATTAAAGTCCTTGGTGCGGACATAAGATTCGTAGTCAGTTCCAGCATCTTGATAATCAGCAGATGTAGTTCCCGCTGGAGACTTGTACCCAGAGTATTTCTCAATGATCCCATTGGTCTTCTTAAACATCGCCCTAGAGCCTTCTTGATTAAAGTTCGTCAGCGTGAACTGCATAACCTGCGGACTCCAAGTTCCCTCGAATGCGCCTAGGGCAGTATTGTAAACCAAGAGCGTGTCGTTGTAATCGTTTGATCCAGTAGGTATGGCAAGGAAGTAGCGGTTGTCGTAGTAGATCGCAGTAGCTACCCTAATAGAATCCGTATTGATGCTCTGAATCACATCCTTGACTATCTCTGAAACTGGTATTCCAACCGAGCTGAAGTCATCCGCCACAGACCGAACAAGCGATCTGATGCCGTTATCGGATAGGAATAGAATGTCGCTGCTTACTTGCACCGCCGTTCCAGTTGCCACGCATCCAGTATTGTTTGAAATGATCGAAACAATCCAATCTGCGCCAGATGTTGCATCGCTAGGAATATCAACCTGGAACACTCTGCGCTTCTTGAATACGATCAGCCTATTCTTGTAGTAAGGCACAACTGCCGTAATCTGATCTCCGTCATCGCCGTTGACAACGATGCTGTTGGTTGATGCCCATACAGAAGGATCAAGGATGTCAGAGGCATAAAGCGTGTTTCTATTCGCACCAGAGCCAACGCCGAACAGTCTATTCTCAGCGTTGACCAAAATCCTAATACCCGCTGGAGGCGCGCTGACTGTGGCTGTAGCAGTAGCACCAGAGCCGTCACCAATGATTGTAACTGTAGGTGCGGTTATGTAGCCAGAACCACCATTAACAACCGTAACTCCAGTAACAGCACCTCCAGCTACTAGGGTAATCAGTTCTGGCATCGTACCGCCAAGTGTAGGGCCAGTAATGATTGCGGTTGCGCTGGTATAACCACTGCCGCCAGTTGTTACCGTGATCGCCCTAACCTTGCCGCCCTGCCTTTCAACCGCAGTTCCATCCCAAAAGTGTAGGTCACTATCGGAATCAGATAGAAACATCTTGTCAACAAACTGTGCAAAAGATACCTCAATGTCTTCTGCCACGCTGTAGCCGTCACGCCATTGAACCTGCTCTGCTGTCCAAGTTATGTTTGTATTGGCCCATTCTTGGTATCCAATATGAGGAGTTGCGCTTCCGCTTGATTCAATGCTGTAAAATTTCCCACCAGTAACAGTAAGCAATTGCTGGTATGCGGATGTCTCGTAGTAGCGCATCCCGCCGACAGAGGCTAACCCGCTGGTTGCGCCAGTAGCAAAGCTTGTTGCTCCAACGCGAGTCTCAAGATTACCCTTTGGCGAAAGGGTCATATTGTACAACTCTTGTACTTGGTTCTCGGCTAGTAGGTCGGATTGTAGACCGCTGGCTTGACCGCCAGTAAAATTGCGTATTCCGTCAAAGGACAGAACATCGTCCAAATTGTCGCTGTAATAAGGCATAAGCCTCCTTTACGCCGAGAACATTTCTTCTATGGTTAGCTCGCCTAAACTTTGCGGAGTGATCTGCTTGATGCCGCCAACCTGGCTCAACTCGTAGTTAGCCATAGCCGCAAGGTCAGAGTTGGCAGTCTGCGTGATGGCCTGCGCCTTGGCATACTGCCGTTCACGCTCTAGGGCATCGGAATGAGTCAAGGCTAGAACCAAGTGATGAACGTGGGGCAAGCGAAGCTCGTCATCCAGCGCGGCTTGGGATGGAGGAAAGTCAACGATAACATTGGTGCGGGTAAGGCATTTCAGCTTTTCCACAACACGCAATGGGATTGTGCCAGATGTGGCAAGCCTTGGGTAAAGGTTTAGCTCCGCAACGCCACTGCTGTTACGGCCAGTAAAATGATAGGTGTCTGGATCGCCAGTCCGCGCATCGTCAAGCAAACCTGGGTCTTGGCTGATGATCGTGGCCAGATCAATCGGGTCAACCTCTGCATCGTTGTAGGCCACCGAGAGAGGTGTCTCGACATTGCTACCAAGCGTGATTAAACGATTCGTGCCAACTGAATAGGTGGAGTTGGTGACAGTCTCACGCCAAGGGGCAAAGTCCCATACGCGCCGATAGGCTAGGCTTGCGGCTTTCTGCAAAAAGGTAAGCGTATCCGAGTCGGTCTTACCAACCTTCTCGCCAGCGTACTGAGCGATTTCAGTTAGGGTCATTATTCAGTAATGCTTGTGTAGCGCGGTATCTCTACAAATGAAGAACCATTATATTCCCATAATCCAGCAACTATATTGTCTGGACATGGTATCCATTGAAGCGATGTGCTTACATCAAAGGAAGCGTCTTCAACTTGTGCGACTCGTCCATCTTGTTCTACAAGAGCAAGCCTCATGCGTATTCCTCCACAATAATAATTCCAGCTTTCCCAGATCCTCCGTCAACAGATCCAGTGTTTTGATTGTTTGCTCCTCCGCCGCCACCAGCACCATAACCACGACCAGCACCGCCAGCAGCTCCAATCGGGGATGCCTTTCCGCCTCCTCCAAAAATTGTTGATCCTCCTCCTCCGCCTGCTCCTTCAGCACCAAATGTTCCTCCAGCAGCACAGTTACCAGAACCACCATCAAAATTTATGTTTCCATCAGATCCCGCCCCGCCAGCACCACCGTCTGCATTCCATGCGGATGCAGCCGCTGATCCAGCACCTGGAGATCCTCCAGTAGCTGAACAATGTGTTCCAAATGAAGATGTTGCCCCAGCTATTCCAATTCCAGCACTTTGACCAACTCCACCAGTTCCAATGGTTGCCGTTATGGTTGCACCAAGATCTGCGGCTTCGATCAATTTTATAGATGCACCACCAGAACCGCCCCCACCTCCGCCAGACTGCTGACTTGCGCCTGTTGCAACAGATGGGCCAGCAGAAGCTCCACCACCAACAACTGTAACCTTAATTCTTGTTAGAGAGGATGGCTTGGTCCATGTGGATGTTGTTGTGTAAACTCTTTGCGCCACAAGGCCAGAACTTGAAATAGCGGAAGTCGAAGCTGATGTAACTCTTCCCTTCGCATCAACTACAATGCTTGGGATAGATGTTGATCCACCATAAGTCCCAAGAGTTGCACCAGAAGTTCCAAGCGTCCCTGTCCCTTGGCTAATCGTAAAGTCACCAGCAAGGGTTGTGGAAAGGTTGGTGATAGTTCCAGTTGTGCTGTTAAGCGTAGCAACTGTTCCAGACGTGAAGATTCCAGCAGTTCCAGTTGTAGTACCAGCCGTAAGGGTTGGGATTGTTCCAGTAGTAATCGTTGCAACAGTAGATGTCGTTGTTCCAGCGGTAAGGTTTGGAATCGTGCCAGTGGTAATAGTTGCGCTTGTGCTTACTGTCCTATTTCCAGTAGCCGTACCGTATGTCAACGCACCAGTAAGATTAAGGGTTGTAAAAGTTCCAGAAGTAAGTCCATCATCAAGAAGATTCTGAACCGTTACCTTCCGTGGGGCTAGTGAAGAGTCAACGCTGTCTGGCGCGATTAGGAGCAAGTCAGCCGTACCAATGGTTGTGATCTCTTGTTGGTTCTTAATGATCGCAGAATTGACAAGCGCGGTATCAATTAGGTTATGCAGGCCAGCCGCAGTAACCGTGCCGTTGGTGGAGAAGGTCTGCTGACGATTGATTATGTTTGCCATATTAAGCTGTAAACCTCAGTGCGGTTGCAAAGAATGTGCCAGCAGGGATTGTGCCAGCAGTTGAGCCTTGGTTTTGGATTGAGTATTTAACAAAATCTGTTGCTGCTGGATAAAGAGACAAGACAATATTAACTGTGCCAGTAGCCGAGCCTAGCGAGTTTAATGAACCGATAATCATATCTCCAAGCGCGACACCAGTTAAACCAAAGCTACCAGTTGTAGCATCTGCTGAGTTATGTTGTGCAACTGTAGCAGAGGTAAACGCTGCTGTGCCAAAGCTGACCGCAGTTAGCTTCGGACCACTTGCCCCAACCTGGAGCGTGCCAGTTGTTGCCAAGCCAGTATTGCTGATCGTCGTGGAGGCAATCGTACCCAGCGTGTTTGTGCCAGTAGAAGAAGTAAAGCCAGTAGCGAAGGTGGAAACGCCAAGAATGTTGGGAATTGTGGCAGTGCTAATTGTGGCCGTAGAAATTGTAGCCGTACCTGCTGACAGAGTGCCAATCGTGGCCGTGCCAGTAGAGGCTGTAATGCTAGTTCCAAAGGTCGCTGGGCCAGATGCGAACAGAGTACCAATCGTGGCCGTACCAGTTGATGCTGTGATGTTTGATCCAAAAGTAACAGCACCAGTAAGGATTGATGCTCCATCGACAGCAAACGATCCAGTGCTTTTTACGCCAGTAGTAGATAGCGATAGAGCCGAAGACGTGTCATCACCATCGGTAACAACCTGCAACGTGCCGTCAAGCCCACCAGTAGTGAAGGTCTTGAGAAGCTGTGCAAAGCTACTACTAATGGTCTGTGTTCCAAGTGTGGGCATTTAGTCTCCTAGTTAGAAAGGCGGTTTTTAAGGACATCCCAGGCCATTGAGCAAGCAAGCCCTATCAGCCCAGCTACAGCCAGAACCTTGGTCCGCAAGTGTTCTAGCGCACCTAATCTATTAGCAACATCCCCGTGAAAAGCAAGTGACCTTTCTAGCATCGAGATCAGCGTCATCTGGCGTTCCTCCATCCTAGCAAGTCGCTCTGACACGCTGGCAACCCTATCTTTAAGATCGTATACCTCATCAAGACTCACGACCTTTACCCTCCAGGTATCTTAGTGAAACCGCAAGATGGACAACGGCATCCACAACCTCGTCCCGATCTCGACCTTCCTCGACAATCCGCTTGATGCTTCTGTTGACAGATAGGAGATGCTTTACCTTGCCAATGTACTTCGTCTCCTTGACCATGTTGTTGTTCTCCACGGCAAACTTTAACGCCTCCTTGAAACAAGCGTATTCCTGCCCCGTCATTAAGAAACGCAAACTCAAATTGGTCAGCCACATGGCGATGCGTTTCATTTGACATTACCAGAACTTACTGCTCCAGCATCGGCAGCAGCACCCATGTCCGAATAGCGGGGCAGCACATTGCTGTCCGCTGGCTTTGGCGAGCAGGAGCAGAGCAAGAGGGTGAGGATGAGGAGGGGCATTTTAGGCAACCACAAGGCCGAGGAATGGTACTTTACTAAACCAAGCATTACCGCTTGAAGTTTCAGATCTAATGCCAACTAAAGCACTGCCATTTGCTGGCAATCCAGCAGTTAGTGCTGGAGCAAATCCAGAATTTCCATCAGATAAATAAGACGGACTAGAAACATTATCAAAAGCATAAACTCCTGTTCCACCTCGAAATTGGCTAAATCCTCCCGTTTTTTCACCAAATAGCATAGTGGTAACTATAGACGAGCTTTCATTTCCCTGAACTATTGTAGCGAAAGAATTATTGCTTCCTCTTCTGGATGATCCAAAACCAACCCAGTGCATTCCAGATGGAAGCGTTATATTTGAATCAAGGTTTGTTATAACATTTGAGGTTGATGGGAGAATTGCGCAATCGGCCAGCTTGTTTCTTGGTAAAAGATTGCTTCTGTCATAATCATAAATTGCACATCCAACAAACTCTCTAGCCGTAATTGTTCCAGATGCGGAACCAGTGCCAGCCGTAACTGCAAATGTGAACGTATCTACTGTTGGGGCAGTTAAGATTACTTTTGTTCCATTGTATATTGATGGTGTAGCGCCAGCGATTCTTATCCTATCCCCAGCAACAAACCCATGAGCCGTTGAAGTTGCTGTTGCCGTACCTCCGCTTTCAGTAATTGATGTAAGGGTTTTTGTGGTTGCCGTGTTTGCAGTGAATGCAAGAGAAACGCCACTAATCGTTGTTGGTCTAGCAAAGAAATATCTGTAAAAGAAAATGGCTCTATCACCGAAACCAGTTGGGCCAGTAGAATCAAATCTTGTTGTGGTTACTGGCAAAATGCAAAGCGAACCAGAACCACTATAAAATGATGAATTTATATATCCAATCTGATCTGGATTTCCAAAAGGCCCAGTAGATTGAAGAGTGGCTCTAGTAAGAGGCATCGCCTACTCCTAGCTTAACTGCGTCACTTCAGCAGTTCCAGCCGTGGCAAAGATTCCGCCAATCAATCCAGTGTAGTTGAATGGGACTTCGTAGTAGTCTCCAGCACTTAGTCTGACGCTGAAGGCTGTTGTGCTGGCAGTTGCTGTGCCTAGCATAACGTGGAGGTTACCTGGTCCAGAATTGAAGATTGTGCATCCAAGCCTACCAGTGCTTGCCGTTGCAATCGTGCCGTAGCTAGTCGAGGTGAAATCGGTAGGTCCTGTTCCGCCAGTTGTGGCGTTGGGGATGCGCACGCCATCGGCAACGTCTGCCTGGAGCGTTGTAACCAACGCCTCTAACTCGGTTAGGTTAGCGTTGATCGATAAGCCAGTGCCGCCAGAAAGCGGTCCTAAACTCTCAATAATCGTGTTCCATTGGCGGCCCATATATTTGTCCTTTTTAGTTTAACACGCTAGGTGGGGTTCATCAAGCGGCGGCGATGGTCTCTCCATTGGGCCAACCAGACGAAGGAATTTGAGTTTGGTCGCTCCAAGTTTGATGCGTTGCGATGGCGTTTGTATCTAAGTTTACGAGCGACCATCTGTTTGGAATTGCCGCATCTGGAGAATCCCAAATCAAGTTCTTATTCGAATCAAGAATTTGTTGCCATTGGGTTGCGGTCAACTTTAGGTATGTTCCGTTAAACCCATCTGGCGAACCAGACACAACAACCATAGTCGTACTCGCCACAGGAATCCCACTAGGCGCAGCCCCGCCGCCAAAGGGAAGTTTTCTTCCGTTGTTTAGTCCAATGTTAAGACTTAGCGAGGGCATAAAATAACAATGCAATCAATCGCCAAGGGATAGAACCTTTGGCGATGTGGTTGCTTGAATCATTAACCAGCTATGTAGCCGATCACCTTGCCAGTTCCAGCCGTGTAGCTGTTGAACTCGCCATAGATGATGTTGCCAGAGCCAATCGTAACGCCTGTCAGAGTACCATCGAACCTGCCGCTAATCGCACTAAACGTGGTATTCTCAAGCATCTGGATCGCCCAATAGCCAGCCGTAGCTGTTCCTTGCGTCCCTACGGAAAATCCGTATTGACCTTGGAATTTGTCTAATGCGCGAGACATTAGCTATGTAGCGCGATGCGGTAGCTCGTGCCGTTAAGAGTCACGTTCAAGGACGCAGGGGCTGTTGCAACTGTGTTGACAGTGCCACCGCTGGAGCTTGCCGTAAACTCAATCACATTGGCAAAGTTAGCTCCGTTGATACGGACTGCTCTGTTCTTCGCCTTAATTGGACTGCGTTGAAACTCATCACTCATTTTATTTTTCTCCTTAAAGTCGCACGTTTGATGCTATCTGGCGTGAACTGACTTTTGAATCTACTGCCAAGCTTTTGTTCTTGGCGATAGTACCCCTTCATTAAGTTTGTTTGATTGACTCCCAGCGGGTTGTCGAGGGGTTCGCCAACCCCCACTAGGCTCAATCTTTGTGGGACGGTGAATCGTTTAAGGTAACGAGGGACAGAATCCCTTTCGGCCACAGCCTTTTCCAGTTCGACAACTTTCCCATTTCTGGTGTCCTCGTACTGGTAAACAGGCATTAGCTATAGTTTTCCTTATCCGACTCCTCGGCCATCTTCATCATACGGTCTTCTTCGGACTCTTCGGGTACAGCGGATTCTTCTTCAGATGCTTCAGCCATAGCGTTGTTTACACGCACCATAGCCACGCTACCTTCAATTTTCTCCACTACACCTTCCAGTTCCACCATGTCTCCAGCTTCTGGTGTGGCGTTTTCTTCGCCTTCACCTAGCTCGAACATAGAGATCGGCAGTTTAACCAATCCTTCTTTCATAGACTTCTCCTTGGTGGAAGAGGCTGGGGAGGTTTTACCCTCCCCAGCTTTCCGAGGACCCATACCAATGACTAGCATGGTTCCCATTTAATTATTAGCTGTAGTTGGACTTCGCAACGATGACTCGGAAGAACCGAGGATCGAGTTGCTTGGCCGCGTAGAACGTCTTGAAGGACGCAACAACGCGCTGTCCATAAGGATCGCTCTTATCAGCAGCATCAAGGATCGTGACCTTCGGAGCGAAGGGCGAGCCAGAGGCGGCCAATGAGGACAAGCTAGGAACACCAAACGCGCCACCACCGAGGAGGACGTTGGCATAACCAGTGTTAACACCAGTTGTTCCTACGCTGTTTTCAGCGATACCAGAGGCGGAGGTATTGAAGGTCTGGACGTTGGTCGAAGAGATGACCGACACGCCAAACAATTTACCAGTCTCACCTTTGAAGATTTGGTCGGGGGCAGAGTAGCTCGACACCTTCAACCAATCATCGTCCTGCTGCAAGTCACGGATAACGGCAGGATGCGCGACAAGCGCGTAGCCGTCCTTGATCTTAGGAGCGCGGGCGATGAACAACGAAGTCGCGCCATCGAGCAAGTCGGTGGCGGTCATTGCGCTGTTAGCAACGGACGAAGTAGCCCAGGTCGTGCCGTTAGTCGTGTTCTGAGCATAACGGGCATACGATTTGGTGGCTACGCCAGTACCAGTGCTGGTCGAGGAATCCTGCACCAACGCGCGGTGACAGAGAGTGTCAGCGTGGAGGGCGGCATCTTCGCCGAGTTGTTTGGTGGCCTGTGCCAAGTGCGAGAACAATTCGGTTGCGAGAACAACATCCGTTAGGATGATCTTGCTTCCGTACTGTACAAGCGTGGCTTCCACTGAGGACAACGTGAGATCACGCTCGTCACCAGAAGAAGGAGTCGTTCCTTCCGACAAAGCGGAGATCGCAGTGATGCTGGGATCGCCGAAGCGGAAGAACCGAATCGTTTTGTTTCCACCCGTTTTAGTCGGGTAGGGGGCTTTCATTGCGAATTGCTCCATTTGGAGCAATGGGATTGCACGTTCCAATAACGCCTTCGAGAAGTACGTCTGGAACTGTGCGCTGACTGAACCAGTAGTTACCATATAATTAAGTATCCTTGTTTGTTATGACTACTCAACCTCTGTCAACTTCGCTTGCCATTTTCATCAATTCACGTTCTTGCTCATCAAGAGTCAGTTCGTGAAAAGCTTTAGTCTTGGCAGGACCTTTGGGTTGTCCAGACGCTGGAGTAGTCGCTTTTCTGAGTTGAGAAAGTTCTTTCTCATACTCTGCAACCTTTTTCGACAAATCGGAGGCGGACTCCGCTTGGAGCTTCACCTTGGCAATTCCAACCGCATCCTTGATCCCTGCTGGGTAATTACGCAGGATAGCGTGGTTTTGCAACATTTCCGATACGGCTTTATACAATGTGCTGTTTGAATCTTTGAGTTCAGGATTTGCTTCTACTTCATCAAGCAAATTTTTATCCCAAGCAGACTTTAGTTCCGCTTGAGTCTTTTGCTCGACCTCTTTCCTTTCCTCAACCTCAATGTCACCAGCTTTTTGTTCGGCAAGTTTTGCAAGATCGTCACGGCCTTCATCACGGTAGCTCTTTGCTGCTTCCCTGTAATCTTCCGCGCTAAACTTGCGACTTCCCGACTTTGTCTCGCCTTGAGGAGTTTCTGAAGTCTTCCTTGCCCTTTCAGCCTCGATCTGCTCACGCTCTGCTTTGATTCTGGCTTTCTCTGCTCGGACATCTTCCCACTCCTTCTCAAGTCGTGACTTAGCCTTCTCGTAACGGGTAGGCTTCTTTTCGGAAGCCGACTCCGACTTGTCTTCTGAAGATTGCGTTGTTAAAGAACTTTTGGCTTCCTCGGATTTCTCCTTGGTCGCTGAAACCTCATCCGAGGCTTCGAGTTTTGTTTGTTCGGCTTTATCAGCAGGCGCGGGGTTCTGCTCGTTATCTCCGCTGGCCTTTTCTGTAGCTTCCGTTTCTACTTTGGCTTTTTCGTCTTCCTTGGGAGTAGGATTAAAATCCCGTCCTTCGTCAGCCGCTTGCGCCATCGCCAATACATCCGCTTCAGTTAGGTTGTTTGAATCCGCCATTTTGACCCTTTCTTACACTTTTCGGTAGGGAGTCATTCTACCTAAAGGTTAGTCGGCTACTGGTTCATCCGATCCATCCCCATAGCCTGGAATGGCGGAGTTAAGTTTTTGGGATGCGAGCGATTCTAAGGTCGCTACACAACCACGGAAACCTTTAGCATAACCACAAGCGTCTGCAAGTGCCTCTGATTTCTTCATTACCGCAGAGCCATTCTGACGCAGGGTTAGGTTAAGCAAAATAAGACTTAGCTTCTGTCCCGTTGGGGTTGACAAGAATCCTGTCCACGCCTTCTCGTCCTCATCTTCCCACTTGGGTTCGTTAACCCATTCTTGGTTGCGAATGAACGCCAATGCTGCTTTTAGTTTTCTCATAGTTTTATTGCCCAGGAATCGCCTTGGAATAGCGTGTAGTCCTTTTGTCCTATTTCCTCAAGTAAGGCCATCTTGACTGACTTCCAACTCCAATCGTGACCAGCCATAATCCCGCCTTCTTTAAGCTTCTTGCGCCAGCCCTTGAGGTCTGCCAGTACGCCTTCGTAGCGGTGATCTCCGTCAATATAAACTAGGTCTAGCTCGCCATCCTTGAAGAACTCAAGCGCATCTAGGCTTTTGCCCCTGCTATATAAAACATTCTTAAATGGAGATACGCGCTCTTGGAACGCATCAAAGACAAACTTCATTGGGCATTGCTGACTCGCCCTATCGTTAATATCGTAGCCGTTGAGCCAAGGATCTACGGCAAGAACATCCTTAAAATACTTTGCGAGAACTACTGTTCCCTCGCCACTATAAGAACCAATCTCAACAGCCCTACCAGTTGCACCTTGTTCATTCGCCCACTCACACAACTTTGCCAAGCCTTCCGCCTGGAAGGCATCCCGCATTACTGGTACTTTCAACCCGCCATCGGTGCTGGTGCTTGGCCCTGCATTGCTTCTGGAGGCAATTGTTGCCCCTGCTGTTGCATCTGAGCCTTACCTGCATCACGAAGCTGTTTCTGGATAGCGCGGGATGTATTGGGGTCAACCTGTTCCAAGGCTGCCAAGTGCTGTTGTAAGTGTGCCATCAGAACTTGCATTGCGCTCTGATCGACCTGCTGTTGCCGCTGTTGAGCCGCTTGGTTAAACGCGAAGAGAACGGATATATGCGCTTTGTGATCATCGCTAGGTTTGATGGCGACGGGGAATCCAGTTGCAAGCATAGTCGCGATTTCAGTCGCTTGATCTTCAGCTTGATCGCCAGAGGCTGCGTTTGGATCTTGGAAGAGTCTGCGAACCAGCGAGGGATCATCTTGTTCAAGCACTGACTTTACCAGTTCGCCTTGGTTGACGAAAGGATTATTTTGGAACATCTGCATTCGCGCCACTGACTTCTGTAACGCAAACTGGCGGTTAATAAAGTCAAGTCCACCTTTCGGCTCAATCGAATACTCATCGTGAATACCGTCTGGAGGCATCGAGCCAGTCTCTTCCGCATAGCGGTACATCAAGTCTTTCTTGTTGTACTGCGTGTAAAGCGACCAGCACTGCTTGAAGAGATGGGCTAGACCCATTCGGAACATACGATTGCGAAGATCGCCAGACGCTGCTGCCTGCGACTGCAACGCTTGGATCTCGGTAGCAGTCTTACGATCCGACACCTGGAACTGCGAGCCAGCACCAAAGTCTGGATTGCCCATCCGCTGTTCAGAAAGTAGACGCTCTTCGAGCATCAGTTTCTGGAAGTCAAATGGAGGTTGGCTAAACTGAACTGGCTTCAAGCCTTGTGGCAGAATCTGCCCAGGCTGCATCTTCAAGTTCGATGTGTTTAGCGAGATTGGATTCTGCGCTTCAAAGACGGGTCGGTTGGCAAGCTCCACGTAGTCGCTTAGGGAATTTTTGAGCTTATTTAAGAGGTTCTCGTTCGGGAGCAGGATTTCTGCTACGCCTCTAGGACTATACCAACCGCCCCCTGTGACCTCATAGGGGAAATCTACGAAAGGTGGTTCACCGTGACGATACGGCAATGTGAAAGGTTTGCGGACATCTTCAGTTAAAACAAGCGGGCTATAAGTTTCGACCTTCCATCCGTCTTCGGATGGGGTGTACATTTCCCAAAGGACAATACGGTCATTCTCAGCTTCTTGAGTAATTCCCTCACGCCTGTAAATCTCGTCTTGAATCTCACTTCGTAAGCCCACCGATTTGGAGGGTTTACCAGAAATTGTTTTGATAAAGTCCTCATCCTGCTTGTACAAGGGATTTGCCTTATAGGAATCGACACTCGTTGAGATGATGTGAACGATGAAGTCTGCATCTTTGAACTCCTTGGTGTAGGAAGGAACGATGATGTGGAAGGGATCAATAGCCTCGAAGTCAATGCGCTTCTTGTCTTCGTTCCAGATGATCTTGGCAACGCCACGTCCGTAGAGCAGGATGTTGTCAATTACGGAAACAATTTCTTTCTGGAAGTTTGTCTTCTCCCGCATATTATAATCAAACCAACGCTCGGCTGAGACTGTCAGCGGGGCTAACTGCTGGCGCATTGGCACGAAGCTGGAGAGAATGTCGTTGCCAATCGCGCTATTGACGAAGCTGGGTTTCAGCTTCTCAATCGCTGTGTCGATTAGCTGAACGTGCAGGTCGGCGGCTGTAGGCCAAGGCTTGACCTTGCGGCGTACACCAAAGTAGCGAGCTTGATAGAACAACCTCTGGCGGTTCTCCCAAGTCTCGCGCTGGTTAAGAGCCTCGATGATTCTTGTATAATAATCTGTACGACGTGTATCTTTAGCGTTCATTTGTTTTGATATAAATTGGCTTGTTGTTCGTGAAGTTTTTGTGCGTATTGGTTGGCTTGATCTGGTGTTTCAAATTTACCAAGATGTTTGCCTGTTTCAAAGTATTTCATTAAAGCGTCTTTATCAGACATTATTGTTCCATCATCGCTTACAGTTGGAACAAGCACTTCTTGCCCATCCACATTAAACGATGTTGACCTAACTGTAGAAATTGTACCATCTGGGTTCTTTACTACTGGCCTTGAAAACAAATCAATGTTTCCACGCTCAATTAGTCCAGGCATATTATCAAATGGATTCTTAATATCCTTTGATGGGTTTACTGAAAATGTCGGCATATTATTTGTTGCGCTCCACTTTAAGTTCGTAAGAAAGATCGTTGACAGCATTCAAGGCTTTCCTCGCCCACTCACGTGTGCCAGGTGTACCTCTGCGAATCTCGTTATAGTTTTGGTCTTTCATTAACTCTTCAACTATTCCCGTTGTGTGGGTTACTGGTGTCGTTGTTGCGCAACCACCAAGACTCACCACGCAGATCACGCTCAATAGCTTCGCGATTCTTGCGCCAATCGGTTTCAAGGTTTTGTGTTCGCTTCTCTTTCCAACCTGGAATGATGCGAAACACTGCTGCGATGATCTCAAGGATTGCACGCAGCACAAAAGATTATTTAATATTCAGTCCGACCGTTTTTAGGAAGTTTACGATCTTTTCCAAGAACGAATCGTCCGCTGGGGTCGGTGTGAGTTTGACAATGATGCGGGCAGCGAGAACGATGCCACCAACAGCGGCTACGATCTCTTGCCAATTTGAAGTAATCCAATTCCATATGTTCATACTATTTTCTCCTTTTATCTAATTACCGTATTTTTTGACTTATCTTTTTCAAGATCTTTTCTTAGGCTTGGAGACTTGGAAAGATTCTCCATGCTGGCAAATTCTGGACGAGAGGCCATTGCAAAACCAGGTTTTGATGGCGTTGCACCAGGTGCTGCATTGTACGAAGATGGACGAATGGCTGGCTCTGAAATTGCTGGATTGTCTTGTTCGTAGGCAAGCCTCATTAACCTGTCCCTATCAAGCATGTCATTAAAATAACTTAATGGAATGCCTATGTTATTCTTATCCGCATTAAGTGCTATTTGGATTGCTTGTTTTCTATCACCAGTTGAAATGGAGTTTAGAAATTCATTTTGAACATTTGCTCTGTTTTTTTCTGCTTCACCAGTAACCTTGGAGGTCACGCCGCCTTGAGTAGAATAACTTGATTCTGGGCGATCGCTAAGCGAAATGAAATCATCTTGATTTTGGCTTGGTGCATATTGAGCATACATCTCGGCAGCTGTTCTGCTGTCTGGTTTATAGTTTTCGCCAAATGAATTAAATTCCTTTCTAAGTTTAGAAAGAATATTCTCTTTTTCTTTTTCCATAAATAAACTTTATCCTCCTGCGTCAAATCCAGCCATAACGGGGTCGTGTGCCACCATTAAGTCTTGAAGTGACTTCCAAGTTGGACGCTCTATCTGAAATGTCAAGTCAAGACCGACATTTGAGCTACTGAGGCACAAGGCCAGCGCGTCAGCCCTATCGGGTGAGGCTATGCCTCTGGCACGCATCGAGTCCTTAGACTCCACGCCAAGCTTGCCCTTGCTGTTGGTTATTGTACGCCTGCAAGTCAACTGCGCTGTCAAGTCCTCGTCCTCTGGCAATATGATCTCGGCATCCTCAATCTTCTTTGCCATCCCATACCACATCTCAGCCGATCTGTTGGTATAGGCGTTGTTGTCGTATGCCGTAGCTCCAAAGTTAACGCGGTTGACTACCCAGCCAGACTCGGCCAAGGCATCGCACATAACCATGCCCATACCACTTGCGTCAGCGTAGATGTTGTTGGCTTCTAGCCCAGCCTTCTTAAACTCGACTATAAATCTGCCTACGGCTGCCATCGTGTCTTTCTCACGCCAAGCAATCATAGGCAGAATCTTGTTGCCGTCGCTTATGCAGATCACGTTCTGATCGCCACCCGCTGCAAAGTCCACGCCTGCTATGCGTACACCTGGCTTGAATCGGGGTGGTGTGTTGTAGCAGTTCTGTAGCTGGGTGAGGTTGATGACTAGGCTTTCCAGCCCTATGTCAACAAACTCGCCGTAGATCATAGATCGGGTTAGTGGGTGCTTCTCGCCGTACCGCTGGATTACCTCATCAATCTGCGCTCTGGTTATGTGTGGGCAGTCAAACGCTGTGACTGCGTGCTTCTGCCACATATTGGCTTCCTTGGTAAAGGCACGATAGAATGCACCGCTAGTCCCGCCTGGGCTGGATGCGATTAGCAAGCGGGTTGGTTGACATCGGCTGATGGCCTCAAACAGCGGGTCGGCTACGGTCTTGGCTTCGTCCACTACCATCAGCAACGGATGGTATTCGTGGTCCTCTGCGTGCCAGCCTTCAGCACGCCCAGGATCAGTAGCTGAGTAGCCTATAATGCGTGATGTGTTGCCGTTGGGGTGGAGGTAGCGGATCTCGCCAGATGTGACCTCCCAAGCACCACCAAGCTTGGCAATGTGATTGCGCAGGCTAGGCCAGAGTTGGCTTTCGACTTGTCGGAAAACGCCTGCCGTAGTTACAGCGATTGAGCGCGGGTAAACGAGCGCGTGCCATATCAAAATAGCCGAAATGACGGTGCTGGTCTTGCCAGAGCCGTTGGCTGCACGCAGGGCTACGCGACAGTCTCTTGGCTCTAAATCGCGTAATACCTTTCTTTGCCAATCATACAGATTGATGCCCAAGACATTAGATGCGAATGCGGAGGGTTTAGAGAGGTCTTCTAGTATCTCTTCTTGACTACGCTTGGGGGGCTTTGGCATGAGTGTAGGTTAAGACCTCTTTTTGTTTTGAGCCACAATAATTTGGGGGGGTATATGCGTATTAAATGGGGGCTGGGGGGTTGGCGGGTGGCGTGGTGGTGGTCGGATACTTTGCAAGGGATTCGGCTCTTGGCTTGCGTAGTTTCATTCGCTTATGTCTAGGCTTTGGCAAAGTTTGCTTATGTGTTGAGATGATTGGCTTTGCAACTTCGTCACAAGTACTAACAGCATCAACACATTTGACTTCATTTGTCGCAGAATAAAGATTGTATTTACTTTGGTTCACATCTATAACTTCCGCCTTCTTCTCCTTCTTTCTGCCCGCGATGCCCGCGAGAAGTGAGGCTAGGTTCGAGCTGATTCCGTGAGTATGTTCTTGCGTAACTGCAAGCCTGGCAGATGGTTGTGCCCAGTTATAGCCACGCTCAAGAATCCACGCCTTGGCTTGCCAACTCTTTTCCCCAGCAAGCTGAACATCACGGAGAAGGGACAACTCGTGCTTTTTGCGAGCCGTCTCGACTCTCTTGCCGAAATCTGGTTTCCTTTGTGACCAAGTGCGGATGGTGGATGGATTCACGCCGACCAATGCTCCCGCTTTCTCCAATGTGAAACCAGAGCCACACGCCGAGATTATTTCCTCGGCGATCTTCTCGGTAAAAACTTCACGGCCATTCTTGGCTTTCTCTATCGGTGCGTCTGGAGTAACGCTTTTTTCATCCATAATAAGAAAGACTAATAACATACGGCGAGCCAAAAGAAAGTTAAAATACTTCTTGCATATATAGACAATCGGCTTTAGTTTGACCTTATGAATAACACATTGACACACGCCGAAGCGACCACGGCTCAAGATGTTCGCATTGCCGAATTGCTGGAAACAATCTCCACTCTCAAAGCCACGCTGGAAGAATGCTTGGACTTTGTGACCGAGAAACACGACTTCGACAAACCCAAAAACAAAACCGCTTGTCTTATCTCTTCCATTGACGAGGCAATCTACCAAGCAGACGAGGTGACGAAATGAACCTAGATCAAATCAAGTCATCGTTAGAGGCTGGCAAGAAAGTGTTTTGGGCAAATCAATCCTATGAAGTTATCAAGGACAAGATCGGTCAATACTTGGTAATTCATATCGGTGGACATTGCGTGGGTTTAACCAATTCGGCTGGAATCTTACAAGGCAAAGAAAGCGATTTCTTTACCAAATAACACAACCAAAGAAAGGAAACGACACAATATGATAACAGAAACAAAAAAACCAACTCTCAAAAACCTAATCGACTCAACCAACATCCCCGCATCACTTGTTCGAGGAGTAGTCCGTCAGATGGGCGGTTGGGAATCCTTCAAGCAATCCGCCCCCGACATCACACGCCACGGAATTAGCGGGGGCTTTCATGGATTCATTTACTATACTGACACGCTTCGCTTCGCCCATGCCCATAGAAAAGTGATTCTCGAAATGGCATCTCAGCAATCGAAAGAACTAGGATTTGGATTGGTCGAAATGATTAAGGGCTTTAGATGTATGGATGGTGCAACTGAAGCCGAGATTGTAGAGGGTTTAGCTGGCAACACCGACCAGACCCAAGTTCCGAACGGCCTCGCTTGGTATGCGGGTGAAGAAGTGGCAAGGGCTTACTGCGATATGACGGAGGAGGCTTAATGATCTGCTTCTCCATCTACTCACGCAACGGCTCGTTTGTCTGCCGTTTTGATGACCGCAACAAAGCCGAAATGTGGAGAAAGTTTCACGGCATCCAAGAATATGTAATCAGAAAGGAGGTGTGGAATGATTAAGGCATACACCATTTTGATGTTTGGGATCTTGCTTGGCTTGAGCCTAGCAAGCTGGATCGAGTTGGTCGGAAAATAAGTTTTCCCTCGTCCATCCTTTTAACCGAGGGTGGGAGAGGTCAAACTCGATAGAGATGACCTAAAGAAAAGTAAAAGAAAGGACACACGCTATAATGAAGAGCAAAAAATACGATCAGTTGAAGTGGATACTTAATCTATTCGACCAGTTGTCGGATAAAAATTCCTATAAGCAATATAGGAACGCAGTTCATTCTCTTGCCAATTATGCAAGCAAAGAGGTTGAGAAAATAGAAGGAAAGAAGGCGGGCAAATGAAGCACCCCAAGCAACTAGATGAGGTTGGAATTACTGAAAGCTATTTAAGGAAGATGGCAAAGAAAGAAGGCGTATCCTATAAGAAGGCGGTACAGATAGCTATGGAACAATGGGGAGAGTATTCCCTAAAACTGATTAACAAGATTGTCGCGGAGGATATAAAGACAAGATAACAACACCGCCAAGGGTTCAATCCCCAAAGCTTTCGCATTCGCTAACAAACGGCAGCCCAGGCATTCCGTCTTTACAAACGGAAGCTTGGCCTATAAGGACAATATAAAAATATGACAGAAGACGAAATTATCAAAGCCTACCTTTCGCGACTAGGTAAGAAAGGCGGATCTGTAAAAGGTCCTCAAAAGGTGCGACCAAAAGAACACTATCAGAAGGCGGTAGGAATACGTTGGGCTAAGTATCGGGAGCGTCAAACGGAAGCACAGGCATCCAAACGGTAGCGTAGCCTTTCGCGGGAGCGTTAGCCCTATAAGGGGTATATAGAACAGCCCTATAAGGGTGCTATAAACGGCAGCCTAGCGACCAATACGGCAACAACAGGCTCTGTTGTCTAGCGGTTCAACCTTAAATTTGACCACTGGAAGGTCTGGGGCATCAGCCTTGCTGCAAAGACGCTTAGAAACGGCATTTCCGCTCGATTGTGAACGTTTTAGAGCCTTATTTTTGGCCACCTTTGCCATATTACCAATTTTTGCAGCTCCACGCGCGCGCCGTTAGCTTGTTGGGAGGGTTGCTGTCGCACTTGTGTCTAGCCCTAAAGCTACGCCTACGCTCTGGATTGTTCTTCTTAATGGTCATCTTGGGGTCACCATAGCGGATAACCTTGCTTTTCCCATCCTTACACGCTCGGACTACAAATTTGCGCGCCTCGCCAGGTGTACGCCTTGGGCTATTGCAAGGCAGTTCTCTAGGATTCAAGGTCATCTACCTCATCTTGGTCCCAAACGTCTGGAATCGAGTCCTGGAGCGACTGTAGTGCCTTCTGGTGGCTTTCAAAGAAACCCGACAGCCTCTTGACCTGCTCTGTAAGGCTGTTCCATTGCACTTCAAAGACCTCATAGGAGCAGTTGGCATTCATATCGTCTACCAGTTGGCCTAGCAAACGTAGCACGCCATGCAACTGTGCATTCTCACGTTGAAGCAGGCCAATGAACTTGTGCGCTACCTTCAACTGATCCCTATCGTGGTTCAAACCCGCCCTTCTTGGCTTTCATCATGCGCCACACCTTTGGGCTGATGGTGCTTTTAGACTTAGGACGGCTAGTGCCAGCCTTGCGGCGGGCGTTAATGTTTGCATACAAACCAGGTTTACTGTTGTTCATTTCACGATTGTACCACACCGCAACAAAATCAAAAGTATAGAAGCCTCTGCATTTGCGATTCACTAATACAATTTTCTGGTTCGCTTTGGCTTTGCAATACGCCAGCAATCCTAATCAATCTCTTCTTGAGCATTTCTTTCGGCCATCCGTCTTCAATACCCTTGCATCTGGTCCACCACAAAATTGACTTAAATGTAGCTTGGGAATGTTTGGCGTAGTCAGCCTGCGTATTTCCAGCCACAAAATCGTACCCACCCATCCTCATTTGGCTTCCGTCTCCATATCCCCATAAACTTCGCAATCCCAAACTGCGCCTACTATGCTTCCATCAAACAGCCTTTCAACAGCCTCAACCCACCCACCAACTTGGCAATCCTCCTTGATTTTGGCCACTATTTCGGCTGGGACTAGCTCGATTTGCCTCTCCTCGTTATCTGTCAACGACTTATCAATTTCTGGGACAGCTGGGACAGGTTTTCGCAACCCTATTTCACCCACGGGTGTATTACATAACGTATCTTTATTAGATACTATAAACTTTTCAAGCAGTGCGCGTAGGTTATAAAAAGGTGTCCCAATTGTCCCAGAATCCGCTTTCTTATCCCTTTTAGGACATGAAAACGGCTTAATGGCGATATACGACTTTGGCTTAGCAACGACCCCATCTCCAACCAGCTTGGCTATCATGGCTCGATGCGCCCTATCCCCGCGATACTTGGCACACCCGAACCTGCCGTCTTTGTATATGTATAGATGTTCCTTGCGGTTGTCTTGCCCAAGCGCAGCGCAAGCTGGACAGCCAGCCTTGATCCCGCCGTCTGCTGCATTCTTCACGTTATGCAACTTTGATATGTCTAGGCTCAAAACTCATCCCTCCTATGGCTTGCTCTGGATTGCCCTTGAACTGCCACATTCTTAAACCCTCTTGCATTCTTACCGCTTGGAGCCACAACCGAATGACTCTGGGTTGCGCCGTGTATGGCATACATCTGCTCATTTATGACTTTCTGGAGCCTAGCAAGCTCCATTGCAACCCACCTGCGCTCCGCACAATACTCTCCGTATAGGGTGATAAGCTCCTCATTGGTTATCTCAAATCCCTTGGCCTTTGTTACCTTTTCCTTGATGAAGTTTGTGACGCTGTCCGACTCCGCAAGCAGGCTGTTGACCTTCTGTATTTGCGGGCTGGCTAGGCGTATGTCTCCAGTCTCCCTCACATCCTTCAGCAACTCTCGGAACCCGCATAGGAACCAAGCCAATATCTCTGATCCTTCCTCCTCTACCAGCTTGTCCGCAAGCCTATCAACCTTCTTGGCTGGTGGTGGATTGGTAAACTCAAGCAGCAACAACCTCCTGCCCCAAGCCTCAACATCACCTTCCAGCGCGACCTTGAGCCTTTCGTTGGACGTGATGAGGATATTGAATATGCCTTGCAGCACTACGCCATCATTAAGACCCTTGCCCTCCGCCTCCATCGTGTCTCCTCCAGTTAGCCCCTTGATGACCTTGGCTCCAGGGGTGGATAAGAAGTTGCCAGGCACGTCCGTTCCAGAGAGCAGTGTCTTGGCTCGAAACCTATACAACTCAAACTGATTGTTGAGATGTCCAGTTCTGAGCGCGGCCATGTTGTGTTTGCCAACGATGTTTAGAACAATGTTGACCAGCGTTGACTTGCCTCCACCAGCCTGCCCATACATCACCATGAATCTCTGGATGATATTTCTTCCGAACAAACACATCCCGCCGTACTTTTGAAACATCACCGCATCATCTGGATCACTGAATGTCGGACCAACCAGATCGGTCAAGAAGCGTTGTGGGATCTTATCAATGCCCTTGTACTCTATCGGCGATTGATTGCGCGAATAGAAGTCTGGGCTGAAGTCGTGTTCGCGTAGCTCTCCGTCATCATCAAAAGTAATATAGCTGTTGGCGCAATGCACACCTGGAATACCCTTGTTTATGAACGCATCCTGCACCTCCACCATGCCCCGCAACTGGCGGGTAATAGATGTGAGCAGCCTTTCACTCCTCATGTCTTGCGTTGACGGCTCGCCAATGTCTCTACCTACTTCCAGTATGGATGAGCTTATCTCCTGCTTGATCGTGTCCTCGCTCTTAATGCCCCACAGTCCTGTCTCTGGATCGTACATATAAAACTTCTTCTCGGATGGCTCCCACAGAATTTTGTTTTCGGTGTGATACTTCGCAGCCCAGAACGGCTCATTGATACCAACCAATGTTTGCGCCTCAGTTTCCGTATTGGTTCGGTACTTGAACGGCGCGCCCCAAGCCTCCTCCAACTCCTTGCATTTCTTTTTATGCTCATCATCCTTCCACGGCCTATTGGTATCCTCTGGCCAATTGATTTCGCTAAACTCAATCTCGACTGGAGCTGCCCCTCTTACTGGATATGTGTACTGGCATCCGCTTGGATGCGTTCCGTAAACTATTGTTTGCCCGCCATTACTTCTCCACTCACCCCAATCCTCAGTGCCAGCCTTGATCTTAAATAGGTCTGGATACTCGCCCTTGATCTGCACCCAGAAGTTGCGACCTCTGGCTCCCTTGGTTTGGAATGTTGCGGCCAGCTTTGGATTAGCCTTCTCAAACTCTTCCGCCCTTGCATCGCTATCTACGTCAATGGAACACAGATTGGATGATGCCCTGCCCATCAGCACGCCTATGTTTGATGCGAGCAACTTCTGAATATACTCGGTGCGGAGGGTTTCCTCGTACGCAATGTTTTGCCACCCAACCTGCACTGGACCCTTCATTCCTTTCGGAACAAGTAGGAATACTGGTTTACCCAAACGACAGCGTAAAGCTGTCAACATTTCTTCATTCATATCACGATTTACCTTTCTGCTTATTTGTTTTGTATCACGATGTTCAACCACTGCAAGTGGTATCTGCTTTTACTTATTAAAATTTATGCCCCTTTGTTTCAAGTGGTAATCGTGATTACCAGCCGCAAGATCTCCTTGCGTACCATTCGGGACATTGTATTCATAAAATTCAAACTGGCTCTGATTCAAGGGGTAGACACACTGAGGAAACGCCCGATGCAAGATCTCCTTGCATACCACAACGCCAGTTAGTTATTTGTTTTCTAGCTCAATCGCCTTTCTGGATGCAAGCACAATATCTTCGGCGGTAATATTCCGCAGAGCGTTGCACCAGTATTGAGTCTTCGGGGTGCGATTACTCGCATCCTTACACTTCGCCTGCGGCAACCCAGCGTGCGGTCGGCAAGGCGCGTGTGGACAGGTATCGGGCTTGAACACCGATACGTTCTTGGGATAAAAACTCATACGATCTTTTGGATCGTAGCTGCCCCACAGCGACACACACGGTGTATCCAATCCAGCAGCCATATGGTTGACACTGCTATCTGGTGCAACAACAAAGTCAGCCCCGCTGATAATCGGGAACAGCGAGCGCACAGCCTTGGTGCAGTTAAATAGATCAATCACTCTCGGATGATCCACTTTAAAGTTGTTGCTGTTATCCAGCCCAATGATGACAGCGTGATGTTTGGGGTAAGCTTCTAGCAACGCCAGCACCGCCTCCTGCCCCATCGTTGGCGGGTAGGTGCGGGTCGGACCACTGGACGAAACGTGGTAGGCAAAGAACGGACTAGGCAACGGCCACTTGCCCATCGCCTTCAACTCTTCGTGGTCTGGCTCGATGAGATGTAGAACTGGCTTACAATACTTAGCCATCGTCTTCTCATCCCAAACCCCCATCCACTCGTAGATGCGCTGGTAGCAGTTGCCAGGACCAGTGCCTAGCTTCGTGTTGCCAACCTGCCCGCTGAACAGATCGTCAGTCGGTAGGTGTGCGTCAAAAGAATCCCAAGCCTCTAGCGATGCAGGCAACGGCCACAGCTTTGCACCCAACCCAGCGTAGAGAGGTAGGTTGCGAGCAGGTGCGTAAACCTCCACAACCCCGCCCGACTCCTGCACCAAGTAGTTGACGAAGGCGGTAGCAATGATCGCGTCACCAATTGCCCCAGCGCGGTACACGGCTGTTGCACCACCAGCAGCGCGCCCCTTGTAGTACGGCTTGATCTTATGTGGGCAAGGGATTGAATCGTCCCAGGTTGGTCCAGTTAGCTCATCGGGCAATACATATGTAGTGCGTGGATAGAGCATATTGTCATCGACTTTGTGAATTGCGTTTGTGTTATTTGTCCATAGTTTCATTTGGCCTGCCTTTCTATTTAGTTTGTTTTAATCAGTCAATCTTTTTTACACGCTTTGCATCTGATAAGCGTGGTCAACCAATTCCCTAACGCATTTGGAATACTCTTCCTCTGCACTGCTGTAACAAAATATCTCAGTCTTAAATCCACCAGCTTCAAGCCAAAGTTTCCATCTCAAGTTCTGCTCATCCCACTCCTTCTTCACCTGCATCGCCAACTCATCCTTGCTCTTCATTCCTCACCCACCACTTCCTTGCACACCAGGCTCGCTGCATCGACCATCGTAATGATCTGGATCATATCTATGGCGTGTCCGTGAGTCGCGCGATTCCTCTCAACTACAAGCTTATTGCGTGCAATTGAAAGGATCTCGCGCGCCCACTTGAGCCTAGCTTTAGCCTCGACTTGCATTACGAACCAGATCGCATCCGAAACTTGCGTGGCTTGCTCTTGCCTGCTGCGGATAGGGCAATGGCAATCATCTGCTCGCGTGAGCGAGGCTTACCGCCTGCTCCACGCTCGCTACCTTTTCTGCGGTTATCCCTAGCCAACTCACTCATATTCTTCGATACGTCTTTACCTAGTGGCATTATTTGTTCTCCTTCTGTTTCACAAAGCTACCAGCCAAGAGGTCCAACACCCAGCCGTGTCCGTGAAATTTGTCGTAAAGCATTTGATTCATAATCCATGCAAGAGGCGTTGTGCGCTGATCTATTAGCTTTCCAGGTTGACAAGTATTGCTCTCAAGCAATTCGCCCAGCACCTTAATCTCAACCCTTTCGTAAATCTCATTCATGCCGTCTCCTCCTTGCGAAGATCATAGTAAAAAGAATCTGTATCTTCCGTCACCCACTTGTCACTCTGATTCTCTACGCTGGGCAGTTCGGTATCAACACGAAACTGCTTTAAGTTATCTGGCAACTTCTTGGTAACCCAATTGGAGTCGCGCCAGAAGATTCGGTTGTTGGGCATACAGAGCAAGTAACCATCGTCACCAGCGAAGACATGGCCGCACTTGTAGTCGGATGGCTCATCTGAGTATGGGTTGTTAAACCAATCCACCGTAAACAAGTATGTACCCCATACCTTGGTCGCATCCCGTAGTAGAATCTGTGCGCGATGGTAGGCAAGGAAGCTGTACTCGGTCACGGTAACATTCTCGGAGAAACAATCCCAAAGCTGTTTGTAATTGAATGGGATGTCGGCCTCTGGCTCGTGAGTGTATATCTCAGATAGCGGTACTCGACTCCGCAGCATTCCAGAGTCAGTCATAACGTGGAAGGTTAGGATTGCCCCAGCGCAAGATTGCAAGGCGAATACATAGACGTTGTAAAACTCCGTGTCCTCCTCGGTCTTGGTAAAGAATGACTTCCTCACCATAGCCTTGAAGCTAGGTATGTTTTCGTTGAGCGTTGCCATTATCGCCAAGCAGGTCCAGTAAACCAAGCCACCAACACCCAGCGTGTTCCCCAGATAGGCGCACGCGCTCTGTGTTCTATGTAGGATGGAAACCAGCAACCTGCTCCCTGCTCTCGGATGAACTGAGTGTTCACCATATCAGCCTTGGCCTGCAACCCGCCACCGATATACTCCTCTGGCGCGGACAGGTTCACCACAGCAGTCAGCTTGCGTACTGGTGCTTCGGATGTGTAGGTGTCCCAATGCCAAGAGAACTTCTGTAGTGGGCGGTATCGCAGTATCTGCAACTGTTGGATGCCTTGGATGTCGAAACGCCATTGCTCGGCATTGATGCCTTCCGTTATCTCGCGCATCACATTGTAGATCCACTCGTAATGTTTGGCGAAAGGTATCCAGCACGATGAGCAAGTTCGCGTACGTGATACCGTACGGGTCACGCCATCCTTCGACAGCACAGGTGCACGCTTCATCCCGATCACTTCTGCATCCTGGCGCAGCATCTCGCACTGCGTCTTGGTTAGGACGTAGCGATCTACTGATGCGGTTAAAACCTTCTGCTTAAACTCAGTCATTTGAGTTCCTCAATCATTTCCAGCAACGCCTTGTTGAGTGCGTAGGTGAAGCAAGCAACCTTGTCCTTGGCGATGTGTTGACGGCCAGCTTCGGCCAGAGCCTCGTAAAGATCATCGTCCACATCGACAAAAATCTTGACGGCCTCGTACTCCTCAACCTTGACCAGCTTAATACCCTTGCCTTTTCTTTTCCTCATAGATCCAGTTCCTTTCTTATGTAGTCAATCAGTTTGAAGATGATGAACAACGCACAGTAGATTGCCGATAATGTCATCGAACTGTAAAGGATAAAAGAAGCAATTACCCAAACTATTGAGCCTAGATCAAGTAGGCAGAACATAGTCGTTTTCCTTTAGCTTCCGTAGCAACGTGCGGTTATCGATCTGCACCCCGCTGGCTCTGCACCACCAGGAGACAACGCCCGTCTTAAAATCACGCAGTAGCTTCTGTACTTCGTGCGAGTTCTTATACTCCAGTGCATCGTTGAGTGGCACGCCTTGGTGATCCTTAATTATCTTCATGCCCTTAACCATCCCGCGCTTGCGTAGCATCCGCAGGTCGCGGATAGCCTGGAGTGCAACCTCCCCAGCCAACTGCTGCAACCTATCATCGTAATCACCGCGACATAGCTGGGTTGACCTCACCGACCCAGCTCCACCAGCTTCGCTTCGTCTTCTTTAATCTGGTTAGATAATCTAGTTAGATCGTTTGACTGCCCAGCGTAATGAATAATCATCGCATCCTTGTAGCGGTCCAAGCCAAAATGCGACTCAACGCTGGTCATACAATTGAAGGACGGGTCAAGATCGGTTAGGGGAATTTCCCACAGGTGCGCCATCACGTTGAGCCAAGTCTGCTCGGCGAAGTGGTTTGGGTGTAGGCCAATGGGTGGCATTGATAGAACACCAACGGCCTTGGTATGAACTACAAATACACCAGTGTTTACGTAAAACTTCGGCTCGATCACGCCGCCGAAAGCTCCAGCCAGCTTGACCATATCTGGCTTTCGATCCAGGTAAGCTCCTTCGTCAAAAGCACAGAACACCCCAGCGTCCTCGGACAGCTTCGGGCAATCGTTTGCAATTAGAACATCAGCGTCAACGAATGTGACCTGCTCGTAGCCCTTCGTTGCCATAATGTTTCCAATCGCAGACTTGGAGTATTGGGCTGGATGCGTGAGCGGCTTGTCGATCAGAATGAAGTCAGTGCTGTGGCGTTTGCAGTACGCCTCCATCCTCGGCCTAGTCAGATCAATAATCTTCTGCCAATCCTCGCCAAACGATTGAGTTACTAATGCTTGTTTCATTTTTTTAATTGATATGCCAATGATTTTTGAATTACATATTCAATCACGGCTTCCTTATCTTTTTTTAACAAATCTAATCCAGCCTTAAACAAGGCTGTCTCAGTCTCTTTATCGTAAGACACATCGACAATAACTGCCTTTGGGGCTGGTCTTGACTTGCCAAATTTTATAGTTCCTATTTTCATTTTACGTTCTTCCATATTTTGCCATGCTCATCCAGCGCGG